GTGGTCGCCTAGCAAAGCACTTCCGGTGTGCGGCCTGTGCAGGCTTATATACCAGCACGAACATTCAGGTTGACCACATCAACGCTATCATCGATCCGAAAGTTGGCTTCACCAATTGGGATGATGTTGTTAGTGCGATGTTCTGTGAAAAAGAAAATCTTCAAGTTCTTTGTAAAGCATGCCACAAGAGCAAGACGGCAGAAGAACGAAAACTAAAAAAGGAATCAAAGAATGGATAACTTCAAAGGCTTCTCCCTGTTCAACGATGTTGATGATGAATCGCTTCAGGCGTTCAATCGTGGCCGTGTAATGGCTAACATCTTTCAAGACCATATGCGGGATGGCCGTGTGAACATTAAGGGCTCTGCGCTCGTTCTAGGCTATTTCAAAGAGATTCCTGAACCTGAACGTCTGCCTGCTCAGATGCAATTCAAGAGCTTGATGGAGAAGGAAGGCTTTGCATTGGTGGCTCGATAATGAGTGGGGCTATGAAGTTTGACCAAGAGAAGCCCCGCATGGATTTGCTAGACCCCCTCGCACTTGAGGGTTTGGCGGCTGTCTTGACATTCGGAGCAAAGAAATATGCTGCACATAATTGGCGGGGTGGTTTGTCTTATGGTCGCCTTGTGGCTGCATTGTTGCGCCATCTATTCGCCATCCTACGTGGAGAACGAACGGACCCTGAGAGTGGCCTCCCTCATATCGATCACGTTGGCTGTTGCTGGATGTTTCTGTCTAACATGATGAAAACACGTCCTGATATGGATGATCTGTATAAGGACAAGAATGAAGATAAGTGAGATTAATGTCGAATACCTTGGCGGGTACGGATGCGACACAACAGTTGTTAATGCAGCACGAGTTAGCTTTGCAAAGCAAGCAACAGAAATCGGTGAGGGAGATACTAGACTCATTCACTATCTGGCGAGACACAAACACCATTCGCCATTTAACCACGCGTTCCTATCCTTCCGTGTTTCAGCTCCTGTATTCGTTGCCCGACAACTCGTTAAACACAAGTTTCTTCCGTGGAATGAAGTTTCACGACGATATGTGGACAGCGAGCCCGAAATCTACTTCCGTAAGTTCCACGGTAGAGCAGCCAATGTTAAGCAAGGTTGCGATGAAACAGCGATCCTTAAGCTTGATTACGCAAAATACGCAAAGACAATTCGAGAACAAATCGAAAATTATCAAGAAGCACTTGATCTTGGGGCGGCTCCTGAAGATGCACGAATGCTCCTGCCCCTGAACCTCATGACTGAGTGGGTGTGGAGCGGAACCCTTGGTGCATTCTTGGACATGCTTGTTCTTCGTCTTGATCCTCACACACAGTTTGACTCCCGTATCGTAGCCCGGTTGATTGCAAAGAAGGTGGAGGAGTTGTTCCCAATCTCTTTTAATGCGTATATCAAATGACCATCTGGAAGACATATGAAGTATGGGCTTGGAGTTGTGGGTTCGATCATTACAACTACGTCCATAACAAGCCAAATTCACACACTGGCGCATTGCTAAATGAAGATGCTTATAACACTCTTGCGAAAGCACTAGACATTCAGCTTGACAGCGATCTAAAAGGAAAATAATAAATGACGCGAATCGTTGTAATTCCTGACACTCAGGTTCATGCGGGTGTTGACCTCTCGTATCTAAATCACATCAGTCAATACATCGTAGAGAAGAAGCCTGACTATGTTGTACACATTGGCGACCATTGGGACATGCCTAGTCTGTCCAGTTATGATTTCGGGAAACGTCAGTTTGAAGGTCGTAGGTATCGCAATGACATTGACGCTGGCAACTACGGTATGGACATTCTTACCCAACCTATTCTAGATGAAATTGATCGGTTGGAACGTAACAAGAAGAAGCGTTGGCAACCTAAGCTTCACTTCCTTTTGGGCAATCATGAAAATCGTATCAGCCGTGCTGTGGATAATGATGCAAAGCTTGAGGGGGCTATTGGCCTACATGATCTTAGCCTTAATGGGTGGACTGTTAATCCTTTCCTTGATCCTCTCTTTCTCCACGGTGTTGCATTCAATCACTACTTCACAACTGGATTGGCTGGGCGACCGGCTTCAACCGCTTCTGCTCAGCTTAACAAGCAGCACATGAGTTGCATTGCAGGGCATCAACAAGGTTTGCAGATTGCCACTGGCAAGCGTGCCGATGGTGCTCTCCTAACTTCGGTGATTGCAGGCTCTGGCTACCCGCATGAAGAAGCCTATCTAGGTGCACAAGGGAACAAGCATTGGCGTGGAATCCTTGTCCTGAATGATGTGCATGATGGTGAATTTGATTTGATGCCTGTCTCGCTAAAGTATCTGGAAAAGAAATATAACTAATGATTAATATTGATATTAAACGGGATGACAACTTCAATGAACAAGGACGCACGCTACTTTCGAAATATTATTCGGATGGCCGAGAGGGAATCCAGAAAGCCATTGCTCGTGCAGCCAACTGCTTTAGCTATGGGGATGAAGCCCTTGCTCAGCGTATCTATGACGCTGCCTCTAAGCATTGGTTCTTCTATAGCTCGCCAGTGCTTAGCAATGCTGTGGAAGGACATTGGATTACGCCTGAAGAAGTAGGAAAGAACTACTGGAAGATGCCTTGGTTTTGGGAGCAAGGCTTTGACCGTAAGCAATTCTGGAATGGAGAGCTTCCTAAAGCCATGCCCATTGCCTGCTTCGGTGGCTATGTACCTGACACTATTCAAGGACAGATTGATGTTAGTAGCGAGCTTGCTTTGCTTAGCGTTATGGGTGGTGGCACTGCCCTTCATTCCGGCATTAGAGCCGTATCGGAGAAAGCTCCGGGACCGATTCCCTTCTTTAAAACGGTGGATGGGATCATGGGGTATTACCGTCAAGGTCGTACTAGACGCGGTAGCACTGCTTTATATCTTGACATTTCTCACCCTGACATTGTGGAGTTTATCAATATCCGTAAGCCCAGTGGGGGAGACATTGCCCGTAAAATCAACAACCGTCCCGGTGTGCATAACGCGGTAAACATCACAGACGCTTTCAAGGAAGCTGTAGACCAAGACGCAGATTGGGAATTGATTTGCCCACACACGAAGAAAGTACACCACACCCTCAAGGCTCGTGAGCTTTGGGAACAACTACTAGAAACAAGGGAACTAACTGGTGAGCCTTACCTGTATTTCATTGATGTTGCTAACCGTGCTTTGCCTGTATCTCAGCGTGCTCTCGGCCTTACGAACAAAGGTAGTAATCTTTGTAGTGAGATTACGCTCGCTACTGACAATCTTCGCACTTTTGTTTGCTGTCTTAGCAGCCTTAATCTAGAGAAATATGATGAGTGGAAAGACACAAATCTTGTGGCTGATTTGGTTCGCTTTCTTGACAATGTTGTTCAATGGTTTATCGATTACGCTCCTAACGGCCTCCATCGTGCTATTTATAGCGCAAGTAGGGAGCGCGCCCTAGGCATCGGTGCTATGGGGTTTCACAACTACCTAATGTCTAAAGGCATCCCCTTTGAATCTGGAGGCTTTAACAGTGCTGCTCAACACAACCATACAATCTTTAAGCACATCAATAGTCAAGGAATTGACGCTTCTATCCGGCTTGGTGGGGAGCGTGGGGAAGCTCCCGACATGGAAGGCACTGGTCGTCGTAACTCTCACGTTTTCGCTATTGCTCCTAATAGTAATTCCAGTGTCCTTTGTAATACGAGCCCTAGTATTGAGCCTATTGCTAGTAACGCGTACACTCAGAAAACTCGTGCAGGCATTTACCTCGTAAAGAACAAATGGCTTGAGCCAGTGTTGGAGAAGTATGGAATCAATACCGAGGAAACTTGGCAGTCTATTGTTCGTAACAACGGAAGCGTCCAGCATATCGAAGCACTTCCAGTTGAAGAAAGGAACGTCTTTAAAACTGCATGGGAAATCGATCAACACTGGGTTATTGAACATGCTGGCAACCGTCAACAATTCGTCTGCCAAGCACAGTCTCTCAATGTATTTTTCCTTCCCGGCTCAAATCGAGAATATATTAATTCTGTGCACCTGAAGGCAATGAGGGAAGGGAAGATTAAGAGCATGTACTACTTCCGTACAGGAGCCGCTAGTAAGGCTGATACGGTTAAAACAATTCAACGTGTTGTGCTGAATCAAGAGAGCGCAACAGCATGTCTATCCTGTGAGGGCTAAATGCGAATCGAGTATAACGAAAAGACCATGACATTTGATGTATATGATTCGGACGATCTACTTGATGGCTCGTTCATGTCAGAGGATGTAGCACGAGACTACATCGCTCGGTATGGAGAGTGGGACTGGGAATCAGAGCGTACTTGCTCTTATCCATGTGCTGAGTGTGGTGAATCTTGGGAGGATGAAGATGATTCCGATGAGTAACCTGTATATCGAGAAAGCGCATGATGGTGACGAGGAGTTGTTCCTTGTCACTAACGCGTATGGTGAGATTGTGTTTGAGTCGTACAATCGTTTGGCATGTGAGGAATTCATTAATGCTGCTTGAGGTATCAAAGAGCTACGTACCGATCTATCCGCAGTTTGTAGAGATTACGAAAGAACACGAAGAAGCCCACTGGCACGAAGGGGAAGCAAAGCTTCAACAGGATGTAGAGCAGTGGAAAACAGGCGTCATTACTGAGCAAGAGAAATACTTTGTCAACAGCATCTTACGACTATTCACCCAATCAGATGTTGCGGTTGGAAGTGATTATTACGACAATCTTATCCCGGTCATCCGAAATAACGAGGCAAGAAATATGCTCGGTTCTTTCGCAGGACGAGAAGGAGTACATCAACGGGCTTACGCTCTCCTCAACGACACTCTCGGATTCGGAGAAGAGTTCTATACAGAGTTTCTTGAATACGGGGAAATGAAGGAAAAGCTTGAGTTCATGCTTGATGTTAAGAACACTAACCCGGAGGAGATTGCTAAAGGGATTGCAAAGCAAGTCTTGGTGGAAGGTGTTTGTCTGTTCGCTTCTTTTGCTATGCTTCTTAACTTTCAGCGTCAAGGAAAGCTTATGGGCATGGGTGATGTAAACCAATGGAGTATCCGTGACGAATCAATTCACGTCAAAGGATTGTCTGCCTTGTTCAGGCAGTTCCTCAAAGAACACCCTGAAGTCATCAATGATGGATTCAAGCGAGAAATCTACAGCACAGCAAGGGAATGTGTCAGGCTCGAAGATTCGTTTATCTCTCTCGCGTTTGCCAAAGGTGGACAAGAAGGAATTACAGAGGAGGGCACGAAGCAGTATGTGCGGAGTGTATGTGACTACCGAATGACGCAGCTAGGATTTAAGCCTGAGTATAACGTTGAGAATCCCTTTAACTGGCTTGACTGGCTCACAAGTAGCTCAACTATTGAAAACTTTTTCGAAGCGAATACAACCGGGTACAGCAAGAATTCTATGACTGGTTCATACCAAGGAGGGTATTAATGCTAAGTCTTGAGCGTTTGTCTTGGTCGCATTGTTATGACTATGACACATACGTATTTCACGGAGGCTTGTTGTCCCTGAGTGAATATTACGAACGATGCGCCCGATGGGATGAAGAACACGAACAGTGGGCAGAGGAGGCGTGGAAGAATGAGCACAGTTCGGATTGAAGCAGGCTGTACACAAAGCATGAGTACGGGGAAGTGGACATACATCTATGCAGATACGGATGGTGTCCATATGGTTGACTTCACAGCAGCGCAACGCCCTGTGATTGGAGACACGATTGAGAACGGTGTGTTGGTTCCTAAGAGCGGATACATCATCAACAACGATCCGGGATTCCAGAAGAAGAAATTCTTCCAGCCCCGTACATGGCCGATTGAAGGACAGGACAGCTAGTCCTTCTCTTAACCAAAAAAAAAGCCCCTCTTGGATTTCTCCTTGAGGGGCTAACACACTTGAGGTTTGCTCCGCAACGGAGCGTTTGGATTCTACCTCACTTTTTCCTACCGTGATCTTTTAGATGATGTTTATTCTTCTTTCGGTTAGCATTAACGGAGATAGCATGCAGATTCTTGCTGCTGTTGTCGGCAGTGTTCATATTTTTATGGTCCACGTCGCGGCCATCCCCCTTCTTCACCTTGCCTTCTTTCTCCAGCTTCCTACGTGCTGCGTTACGCTGTGCCCTGCGTTCCTTTTGCAGAGGACTGGAGTTGTACGCCCGTTGCCGTTTGCTATCCGCTGTAGCATTGGCTTTTAACTGCCCTTTAGCTGCCATTATTTCTTCTTATTCCCTTTCCACCGATTCCCATGCCCAGTGGTGTCTTTGCCATTGTGTGTCTTAGTAGCCCAAGCCAAAATCCCCTTAGCCTGTTTGACGCTCATCCCTTCCTTCTTAGCCATGCTCTTTGCAGCAGCGCCTTTGCTCATGTGTTTCTTGGTAGCCATTAAGTCCCCAGTATCTTCTTGATGTATTGTCGTGTCTCACTAGGGATGTAAAGCTTCCAATCCCCACCAGTGCGTTGAGCCCTATCAACTGCTTTCTGAATCCTAGCTGGTCCTGCGTTATAGGCAGCTACGGCCTGTTCCGAATTCCCATGAAAGTTCTTCATCATTGCATTCAGATAGTCCTTACCGAAGCGTAGGTATTCATCAGGGCTGTTGTTCTGAATCGGAGTAACACCGTATCCGGGATCGCCCCCAGTCTTAGGCATCACCTGCGTAATCCCCTTGGCACCAGCAGAGCTAGTGAGTAGGTTGCCGCTATCATCCAAGTGCTTGCCACCACTCTCAGTGTTCACCAGCTTTGCGAATAGCCCACCAAGGCTCATAGGAGCCACAGGAGCGGTTTGCTGTGCAGGGTCAATAGGTTGGGGTGCAGGGGGCTTGTTGGACGTCACAGAGGCCAGTTCTGAGCCTGCCATTTCCCACGGCATCTTCATGTGCGTGAGCTGGTCAATCGTTTCCTTCACAGGCTGCACAACATCGCTAATGACATTGCCTGCTGCTTTGGTTAGCGATTGCCAACCCATACTCCAAGGACCATCATCAGGGAGAGCATCCGAAGATGCCCCCTGCGTTGCGCTAGTCGTATCAGCCATTTCCACCAACCTTCTTCCATGTTGACTTGTCACGATAATCCCCAGTACCAGACCACTTAAAGCCATTAACCACTTGGCCCGGTTTAACAGGGAATGCTTGCGGCAAGATGTAATATTTATTGTCATCCCAATACTTCTGATAATCAGTGG